ATCTGATACAGGGATTAAACTGTACCTGTGAACTTTCTATTGTAAATTTTGAAATGATTTGTGCAATTTCTTGTGCTTTCATTATGTTGACCGTTGTGATACACAATTTAGGTTATGCGGAACTTTCTACGGAATTACGCGCTTTCCTGTTGTTGACGGCTAAGTCGAACATTAGTGAAGAGGTATATAAGATTATAAAACCCAGCTCTTGTAGCAGACAGAAAAAGCTGTCATTAAATAACTTTTTATGCAGATTCGAAACTCCTGAGCCAACTTTGTTGGCAATGTGGGTACGAGATTGCCTTGTTGCATTCGTACTCAGTGTGTTGTGTTTGTGTGTTTTTTGTTTTGTGAATTCTTTTTGTTTTTGTGTTGTTGCATGTTTTATTTGTTTAGCCTTATTCTATTTAGGAATTCTACATGAGGGTTTTTCTTTCATTATGAATTTTCTGGTTTTATATGGGCCAATATTGGGTTTGATACTCATACTAATTTTTTGTTTTGCTTTTAGTTTTGTATATACATATTTAGTTGTGAGAATCATGTTATTTCTTGTTGATGAGAATTTCGTCCATCGAGATCATTATTTGAGAAGATTGAAACGTGATATCGCAACTCTTTATGAGACAATGAATGAAAATATACCAAATCATCCAATGATTCCATATTATCATGCTAGTGATAGCGTTATGATTTTGGAAAGTGGAAAAAGAAAAATCACAAAAAGAGAAAAGAAAAATAAAAATTGTGACGTGAAAGTTGAAGATCAAGGTGATGCAGTCGTGCAAGAACCTAAGAAGAGTAGTAAAACTCTATCAAAAGCACAAAAGTTCAATGCTAAATTTGCCAAATCGCAATATCAAGCTCCAGAGATTCGAGTAAGAGACATGTTGGAGCAGGTTGCAAAAACACGAAAGATCCTTTCAAGAGTTGAAGAATCTTTTCATGTACATGGAACTTTCCAAATTAACTTGAAAGAATTCATAGGAGATACAGAGTTTAATGACTATGTGTACCCATGGATGCGTAGAGCCCCTTTTAGCGAAATAGCAGTTATGTTAACGGCATGTTTACATCATGACAGTGAAAATATTAATGATATGTACACAATTGAACGAAGAAGATTAGTACAGGAACAAGTCGGCAATTGGCATAATAGTTTTGATAATTTAGCAACAGCTATATCCATCATTCTAGCTTTTTCACCGGTTTCTGTTGGCATGGTATTTCAGGTAGATGATTCTTTATATCCATTACCAGAAAACTATGTGTATTTTGAACATCGTTCTTTTAGAATTGACACGGCTGATTATGGCAAGCATGCAATGAAGTTAGCACGTGGAGAACTTAATTATTTACATGATTTATTTTCAATGCGTGTTGGCAAGGTTTCATATCAGCAAATTATTGGTGTAATAACTAGTTTACATAGAAAACATGATGGTTCATTTGATAATGTAAGAAAAGACTTGTCACAGAGATTTCCGTTAATGACAAACTGTGTTGAATTTGTTAGAAACAAGAAAATTAGTTCACTTAAACAAAAGATTGATAGACCTATATGGTTTATTAACTTTATGCCGCGTGAGTTGTTTTACTTGCAACATGCTGATGGAGATTTTGCTCTATTCAATATGGTTTGTACGAAAATACAATCTTTGCAAGCTCAAATACTTTCATTTGCCTCTGAATATTTAAAAGTTCATGTTATGAATGAAGCAGAACGTAGAGCATTAAAGAAAGCTCGCGTTGAAGTGTTTAAATCCGTGATGAGAACACCAGAAGTGCAATGTAAATTTGTGGCTGGCATACCAAAGAAGGACATTTGTCAAAGTATATATGACCAACAACATGAGTTATTTCACGTTGATCACATTAAGAATCCAGTAGTAGAAGGAAAATATTCCCGTATGAAGAAGACTAAAGTGATTAATCGTGGTCGTATGCGAGATTGCAAGTATACTGATAGTTATCAGTTTGAACCAGAGAGTGGCGTAACAGTTGCTATAACTTCTTTTCTTATTCCAAGCTTGTTAGGTGTTGCGATTAGTTCATATTTGAATTATACCGAGATCACAAAAGTTTGCAAACGCGTAGAATCATATATTCACGAAAAATTTACTGGTATGTACAACAATGTTATTGCAACCACTCAAGTGATGTCTCTAAGTATGAACCATGCAAATCAACGAGTTGATTCCGTGGCAAATACTGTAGAAGAAGTTTTACGTGCATGGACTCCAATGAGTTTAATAAATTTAACACGTGAAGAAAATCCTGTGTTAGTAATTAGACTAGTGGAAATTCACACATTGTTAAACTTGTTGTATGAATGGCAGTTTGGAACAAAAGGAGGAGCTTTAAGATTTGCTTCATACTTTATGTACACACGTTCATCAACATTTGTGTCTAGTGTTTCGAGTTTATGTTCTTATTTTTATCCTACAAATGTAGAGAACGATTTGGAACAACACTTTGAACCCGAAGCAAAAAACTTGGTTGATATTTGTGGACAAATTGCAACATTTTTAGCTTCTAATTCTTTAGGAAACTTTAGTTCCGCTGATCTACAAAGAGCTAATGCTGAATTTGCATATCTCAATGGTAAAAGAAAGAATGTTGAAGACCGCGTTGGAATGGCTTGTAGTGTTATTAGTGTTGTTTCTAGGTTGTTATTTTCTTTTGATCCGTTCAATTACGAATTTCAAAATTTTTCATATAGGGTGTTAATGTGCG